AGGGTTGACATCACCGAAGAAATAAAATCCTCTTTATTCTTCTGTTTTTTTATATTCTCTGCCACATCGTCGAGGTGTTCATATTCTTTTTGTAAAAGATTAATAAGAGCGGATGGATTAACCAGAAATTTCTTCAAAAATCTATGGTAGTATTGGGACTGATCATTTCCATGTAAGTTATCCATAAAGAGAGATGGATTTTCGAATTTAACGTAAAAAGCCATATCCAAATTATTTTCACTCTTCTTTTGATAAAACTGATTCCACCTGGTATTGCTATCAAAGTATAATTGAGTTAAATTCAACTCTCTGTTTGGATCAAAAATTATTAATCTTTGTTCCGGTGAATCATCCTTCTTTGAGTCTCCGGGAACCAGGGAATCCGTTCTTGGCTCTATTCCGCAAACCTGACAGTTTCCTGCTATGTCTTTTAATTGGGTTAGCATCCAGTCCTCTTGTTTTCCAAAATACACCCAATAAGGACCACCGTCATTATATGCCTCTGCTACTATTCTTATCTCAAATACTCTTTCTAATCCGGCATTTGCTCTAAGAATCTCCTCTGCAGTGCTATTGCCGTAGAAAATATCATAATATTCCCCTATTTTTCCTGCTATTAAATAAAGATCTAGTGCTTTGTATATTTTTTTAACTGTTTCATAATCTGCTAAAATGTACCAATCGTTATCAGGTACCTCGATTAATTGAAGAACATAAATACCCTTTTCCGAAAGTCCTTTAGGTAATTCATAAGAATTTGGAATAGAGAATTTAGGGAATTGCATTTTTGAAAACTCTTCAAAGAGTTTAATAAACCTTAACATAGATTACTTTTTTTTCTTTCTTAGGTTAGCCTTTCCTCTTTGGTATAGTGCCTTATCTCCCATTTTAGTAGTCTTTCCTCCAGTCACAAAAGAATTAACTCTTGCCATTGCCCATTGTTGTGGAGTGGTTCCTGGAATATGTCCTTTCTTCCAAGCAGCATATCCTCTTTTCCATACTTGTTTAAGAATACCTAGGGGAAATCTTGTTTTATCTGACTTATTTTTAAGAGCTTTGTTGACCGGGCTAGATGGGGAATCTACCCCTTCGTTAATATCTTCGTTGACTGTTTCTAAAAAAACTTCGTAAGCAGCAATTTCTACAGCCTCATTAAATTGCTCAAAATTTAATATATTCATACTCTCCCCGTACATTTTTTGATATTTTGTTGTGTATTTACTTTTTTTAGTTTCTACCGGTTTACCCTTACCCGCTTTGCCTGATTTATAATCTGCATCCCATTCTTTATAAGCGGACGGATCGTTATCAGCCTTGTCCCCGTGCTTTTTAATCTCTCTTTTCATAGCACCTGGGTTCTTTGTCAGATATTTTTTAGGTAATTTCATTATTTTTCTATTATTGAAACGTTCTGAGCAGCATTTAATAAAGCATCTACGGTCTTAACATCATATCTGGTTTGTCCGGGAACCCCCCATTGATTTTGATCTCCCCATTTAATAAAATCGTTATGAGTAACATGATCTCCTGATTTATAAGAGAATTCATGATTACCCTCTTTTGCTGAGGACTTTGCAAAATCGTCCATTGAACTGATGTTTTTGTAACCGTATTTTTCCATATTGCTTTATATATTCATAAAACCCTGAAATAAATCTGACAAATTCGGTATAATCTATTGCATAGTGCAAAACCATATTATTGGTATGTTTAAAAAGTTTAAGAAAATAATAGATATTATGATGGATAAAGACCTTTCAGAGCTAAAGGAGGACTATAGTCAATCCTCCTATCAGTGGATAAAAGGGGAAAACATCTCCCAGGTTCAACATTACAAGGACCTTGTTAACGAAAATGGTAAGACGTACGTTCTTTTTACTGACGGTAATAGAATGTCTACGGATTTACTAGAAGAATTTATGATTAGGGTTGAAAAAGGATATGAAGAGGTTAGTTTAGATTCTGCCCCTCAAGAAAACGAAACCCAAAATATTTCTAAGTCTTCGGTTAAACCAAGAGAATCTGAACAGAAAAAATCCATAGTAGTAGAAGAAAATCCTATTTTTTCCTTGCTCTCGAAGCAGAAAGAAAATTGGGTGGATGTAGATCTTAAACTTAGTATTAACCTTCCTCCAAAAAGTCTTTGGGATATTCTAATTTCTTCCTTTGATGATGCGGAAAAGGACATCTTAGAGTTTGTCACCAAGGACTTAGATATCGAGGTTGTTCGTCAATCTTTAAGGGAATCTATAAAAGAGATATATAAAAAACAAAAAAACCCCACACCAGTAAAAAATGTCAGATCCCAAGATTCTATTTCAGAATGATTACATAGAGGTTATTGAGAAGGATGACAGAGTTGGAATAAAACAAAAAAATCCCTCTGTGATGATTCTTCCTTATACCTTAGATGAATCAGGAAATCCTAAAAAATTGGGATTAATAGCAGAGCCATCTGCTGTGAAAGAAACCCAAATTTCTTATACAATTATTACAGGATCCCCCGAAGAATCTGATGTAGACATTTTAGCAACAGCAAAAAGAGAGCTTACCGAAGAATCTGGCTATACTGTAGATGATATTGAAAAATGGGATTATCTAGGTAATATCAACGGATCTAAAATGGTAGTTAATGGCAATCCCGCCTTTGGTGTAAACATCACAGGAATTGAAAGAGGTGAAAAAACAGGGGATGGCTCAGAGACTGAAAAAAATACAAAATTCTCACTAGTTTCCGTTTCGGAAGCAATTAATCACGACGATGCACTAATATCCTGTTTATTTTTAAAATTATTTCAAAACAAGATAATTTAATTTATGAATTTACCATCAAGAAAGGAAAGAAAGGCTCTTGCCAAAGCATTTGGTTTAGTTAAGAAAAAAGAATCTTTTAAGGAGAGAATGGAGAGAATTACAAGATCACAAGAGATTGGAAAACAAATTCATCTCCAGCACCTGCAGAACATGGAAAACCAACGCAGAGAGGAAGAAAAAGCTAAAGAAAAAGAACAAACAAGCTGGGAACAGCAGGAATTGAAAAAAACAATCAGTGAGTCTAACCCAGAAGAATAAAAAACCTACCCTTAATATTCTTTTAACTCATCTTTCACTCCGAGAAATTAAAAAGATATTTCCCGAGAAAGAAAAGCTGTTTTATATGGATGTTTCTAAAATTATTACTGAATCTTTCGGGGAACAGGATAGTTTAAGTGATGTTCAGTATTGGATCTTAAACCAGATGATAATCAAAAAAATTGAAGGATTTGTGTCATCTAAAGCCGAAAAAATCTTAGTTACTATTAAGGAACCTAACAAAAATAGTATTAAATCCTTCAAAGAATTACTCAGAGATCATAAAATTACCCCGGTTCTAGTGGAAATTCTGAATTCCTAATTTATTTGGTTTATATTTTTTAGAATATATAAATCAAATAATTGGATAGTTCCATGTCTTTTCCAAATTTCGATTTTGTTACATCTTTAAGAAATAATTCTCTGAATAGCTTTCAGGGGATCAATACAGTGGTAAACACTACTAGTAAGTACGTGGACAAAGCTATTGATAAAACCTCGGAGATTGATCGTAATATCTATAGAACAGTTTCTGACACAGAGTATGGTGTTTTTGAAAACGTTAACGAAGCCAAAAGTACACTTCCAGGATCTCTATTTTATGAAGCACAAACCTCAGAAGATGGAAGATCTGGCCTTTTTAATTATTATGTTATAGGGGACGCAAGATCTGCAGAGGGGGGAGCTAAGTTTAGCTACATCAAATCCGAGACATATCAAATGAATAGGATGGTAACCCCGGAGGTTAGCAGAAATCCTACCGCTCACAATATCATTGAAAAAACCACAGCGAATAGTGCTTATTTAGATCCTAAAAGTAGGTACGTTTCTCAGCCTTATAATGTAAAAGACTTTATTTTTTGTAAGCATTACGGAATCATTCCGAATAACAGAATGATTACTCTTAGAAGATTTCCCCATCCAATCATGGATAATTTAAGGGTTCCTACCCCTGGACCAAGGCCTGAATTAGTATCCAAGGACGGAAAAACGTCGGTGCAGGAGGTAAGTAGCCAGGGAATTACCCGTGGTGATATGGAAAGGGTTGGTGTGGGTCTTCCAGTAGCTCAAGCTGTTACTTTCTTCGGAGAAGGAACTGGCAATAATCTATCTGAAATACTAAGTATTGATTCAGGTCTGAACTGGAAGGATAATACACAAGCTACCTTACTTAATGCGCAAGGAAACGATAGAGGATTTTTAGATAGCTCTATCGGAAAATATCTTCAAGGGGTTGCTGGCGATGATGTAATGAAAAATGCTCAGGGTATCAGTAACGCTATAGGAACATTTACAGATCCTGAAAATGTGGAACAAAGAATTAAAAGAACATTCTTTGATAAACTAACTTCAGGCGATGGTCCTTTAAGTAAGAAGATTTTTGTTGATGTTAACACTGTGAATCAAATGTACACTAGAGCGGTTGGATTTGAAGGTGGTAAATCTCCTATATCCCTAACCTTCACGTATTCATTAACCAGTGTTGGAACAGTGAATAGTAGAATGCTTTTTATAGATCTCCTGGCTAATCTTTTGACCATCGGTACAGATTATGGTAAGTTCTTAACACCCCAACTTTTAGTAAATTCCAATAAACAGGGTATAGGATTTCCGCTGGGATCTGCAGGTTATGTTAAATCTTTACTTCAGCCGGTTGAATTTCTAAATGATATGCTTGACATTAACTGGAGTTCTATGATGCAGGCTAAGAAGCAAACTTTAGAAGATAGGGTTCAAAAAGCAAAAAGCGAATTGGAAGGATTAAAAAAAGGAACAAAACTTCCTAAGGATGGGGTAGTTTATAAAACCCTAACAGCCCTACTATCGGATCAACTACTAACTCAGTTAAAATATGAACCAATTATGCTTTCTGGCTATCCAACAGGGGAATGGCACATGGTAGTAGGTAATCCTTTAAATCCCATAGCTATGATAGGTAATCTTATTTGCTCGGGAGTTAAGATAAAGCTAAATAGTGTTTTAGGACCAGACGATTTTCCTACTGAAATGACTGCAACTTACACACTCAAGCCAGCTAGACAAAAACATAGAGGAGATTTTGAAAGTATGTTTAATCGAGGAAATGGTAGACTTTATCTTGGTAAAGTTAACTACTCCGATGAAAGTAAAAATGCTAATATTACTGCTCAGTCTAAACAAGACATCACGCAGGTTGATCTTAGCGATGCTAAAAATGGAGGTAGCTTGGCTAATCCTTTTGATTATTAATAAACTTTAATTATGCTACAGATAGACATTTTAGAAAATAAAAAAACAAGTATTGTTAACGGACAAGAGATATTAGATCTTAGTACTGTCTCAATTAATAATGACGTTAAAATAGGATTTTCCCGCTTAATAATGACTACCGAGGAACATATCATGAGACCTGATCTTGTTTCTGCTATGTACTGTGGTAATCAAAATAACATGGGAACTCTTCTAAAAGTAAATTCAATTTCAAATCCTTTTTCCATCGACAGCAATGAAGTTCTTTTCATTCCTGATAGTGACACGATAAATAAACTACCAAAAAAACAAACGCCAGAACAACAGGATGATGTTAGAAAGTCTTTTAGAAAAAAATTACAAGAAAGAATTTCAAAGGTTTCTGAGCAGAGAAAAGAGTATTTAAATTCAGTTAATATCAGTCAAGCTGCTGTTTTACCGCCTAACGTTTCTCCAGAGGGAGCCGAACAATTTAAAGTTGAAAATGGAAAATTAATATTCGGTTCGGATATTGGAGTATGTAGAACTAAGATACAGCAAAACAAATCAGTTGCAACCATAAAATCAAGATTTGCTCAAAGACAAATTTTTGAATCATGATAGACAGTAAAAAAACAATTTTACAATACGAAAAAGAAACAATAGTTCTTGATGAACTGTCTATCTCTGATGATATGAACGCAGGGGTTAAATCCTCCGTGGATGCATCTCAGAATAGAGAGGAAACCACCAACGGATACGGAATTCCTTTAATTAAAATAAATTCATATCAGGTAGTTAATTTAATTTATTTTAAACTTGATATGACAAGTAAAATTCCCACTTTAATTTTCAGATTCGTTCCAGAAGATGAAGTGTTTTTATTTACATCATATCCAAAAGACGGAGATTTAGTGTCTCTTTTTATTAGATCATCATCTCAATTATACAAACCCATTAGAATGGATCTGTTAATTACCGATGTTCTAAATACCTTTCCTATCGCAGGAAGTGGAGGATTTCCTGTTGACGACAGAGCAAATGCTAACGATTCTCATTTTACCATTAAAGCGCAGATGAGAATCCCTGGATTATTTGAGCATATTTCAAAATCTTTCAAAGATAAAACCTCATATGAAGTTATGAGAGAGATTGCCAAGGAGCTTGGTTTAGGATTTGCATCCAACGAGAAGGGAACTAATGATAAGATGAATTGGCTATGCCCATATAAGACCTATTATAAATTCTTAGATGATGTATGTAACTCTTCTTGGCAGGGTGAGGAAGACTTTTTTGATTGGTGGATTGATCATAACTATATTTTAAATTTTGTTAATTTAAGAAAACAATTATTAGAAAAAAGTGTTGATGATCAAATGGTGCTTCAATCTGTTAGTGATGGACAGGGATTACCCGGCGGGATTGATAGCAATACTAAACCTGGTGAAGTTGATCTTCCTTTGTTTATCACCAACGATGCTTTCTACAGAACTTATTCTTTTTTCATTACCGCATACTCCGTTAAAAATGCATCGGGAAGTATTTCTAATAGTTTTGGATATACGAGGGATCTTCAGTTTTATGATACTAGATTAGTAAGTGATAGACCTATCAATAAGTATGTTAAATACGAAACTGAATATGTGACTGAAAAAAATTTAGGACCAGGCAGTATTATTTTTAAGGGAAGGGTAAACGAGGAAGTATATAAGAAAGAGAAGAAAAGAATTTGGGTAGGAACACAGTACGGTGAAAACCAACACCAAAATTTACAACAGGCTTTAATTCAAAATAGGATTAATAGATATGAAAATTTTAAGGTTTATCTGGAGACACAAATGCATTCTTTTATCCCCTGGATTTATCGAGGACAAACCGTACCAACTAGGATAGTACATGCTAATGCATCTCAAGCTAAAATGGCATCGCAAGAAGGGGGAGGAGGACAACCTTATGATTCTAAACAACACGAGGTTGGTGCAAAAGTGGACAATAAGTTTCTAAGTGGCGTTTATATGGTTATGGGATCATATATTGAGTATATAAACAATAAAATAGTTCAATCATTTGTTTTAGGTAAAAGAGAATGGATGATTAACGACGGTAGAGGATCAGATCCCGACCCATTAGTTAAAAATTAAAAATGGCTAACTTTTTAAATGAGATAAAGGACAATTTAAGCAGCGTAGCTGATCCGAATCAGATTTTTAATAAAGGAATCGATAGAGGAAGAACTACTTTCTTAAAAGGACTTAAAACAACCTCCTCTGGTCAAAAAGAGGATCCAACGTATACTGGGTTTAGAATTATGTTTGATATGGGTTACGGTGGTTTGGTTGACCCTGAATCTTATTTACCAATTAGTCCTCTTTTCTCTGAGGGAAGTAGTCAAATAGTTGGTCCAGTAAAAGGAATGAAAACACCGGAGCCAATTCCTAGGGACTTTTTTAATCTGTCCCAAAATAAAATTAGAAATTTTCCTAACTACACAGCAGATATGCAATACATGACTGCTGAAGCATATTTAAGGGAAAGAAGAAGTTTAGAGGAGAATGGATTAGGAGGAACAACAAGAGATGCTTCTGGAAGGGTTATACCTTTAGATGCTAATAACTTTAGTGGCTCTGGAGTATCCCACAGAGCAGATGCTTTGGCTGGATTTAGAAATTTATTGTTTAGCATAAACGAAAAAAGTCCATGGTTCATTAAAAGCATTGATGGATTAGACGGAGTGCTAAAAAATCTGATTCCTAGACAGATAGGCCAGGGTGGATCATATAGAGAACAAAGATCTGGAGTTCTAACATTTAACTGTATGGATTCAATAGATCTAAGGGTTAACGCCATGGCGGATTTATACAGAAAGGCCACATATGATTATCAATATCAAAGAGAAACCCTTCCATCTAACCTGAGAAAATTCAGAATGTGGATTATTGTCACAGAAATAAGACAAGTTGATCTTCAAAGAAATCTTGCTGATGTTTTAAATCCTTTTAACCTTCCGGGGGTAAGAGGAATAGCAGAAACAATCAGAGATATTGGACAAGGAACAGGACTACTCGATGGTGGAGCTAATCAATCTAAAAATCCCGGAAAAGATTTGGAATCTTTTGTTAAGTCGTTTGAAAAACTTACCCCCTATATTTTAATGTACCAATTAGATCTTTGTGAGTTTAATTTCGATGAATCATATCCTTTTACATCTTTAAACAATGCTGAAAATAGAAATGCAGTAGAAAACAAATTCAAGGTACATGTAGGAAATATAAGAGAGTATAAACTTCAGTATAACATCCTTTCTGATCTATTGAAAAATGAATCCTCTTTTGCCCCTATATTAGTTCAAGATAGCTGGAACATGGCAGGTTCAAAGATTCTGTTAAAGGGTGTCAATTTAAACAACAACACAAATCTTTTCAGAAAACTTGCTAACAACTTTATTAATAACTCTGTTGCTTCTGTTGTTCAACAGCAGGTTTCTCCGATAGTAACCCAACAGATTTTAGGTAATGCATACGGATTTAATGTCGCAGATGCTGTTAGATCCCTAAATTCTGTCCAAGATCTAGTTACTGGAATAAAAACGATAAAATCTCCTTTCCAAGACAATAAACCTCAATCCAAAGGATTTGGCGGGCCAACTGAAAGAAATTATCCAGGAATTAAAGAAGATGTTTATCCCGGGGTTCCTGCTCCCGCTCCATCAAATTTAGGAAACCAATATCCTACCCCTTCACAAGGTGCGGGATTAGGAAATAGCGACGTGTATCCAAGTAGTCCAGGAAGTGATTTAGGATTACCATCCAGGATGTATGAGACTATTAAACAGGATGAATATCGTAGTGTTGGCGGAGATCTTGACAATAAAGATTTGGGTGTTCCTGATAGGACTTATCCCACAATTTCTGACGATACTTACAAAAACAGCCCAGGTTCTGATCTAGGACTTCCTAAGAGGGTTTACGGAACAATAAAGGAAGATAGCTATACTGAAGTACCTGGAAAAGATCTAGGAGCTCCTGATAGAACATATCCAATAACTACAGGAGATGCTTACGAGAATAATCCAGGAAAAGATCTTGGACTTCCTGATAGAACATATCCAGTAAACAAAGATGATGTTTATGGAAATATCCCAGGATCAGACCTAGGTGTTCCTAAAAGAACGTATCCGACTATAGACGAAAACGTCTATAAATAAGGCATTTTAAATTCGGGATACATAAAGTAAAATCCGAGCTATGCCTTTAGATAATTTACAAGAATCTAATATAGAAAGATCCCAACATTTTCTTGGTGTTATAATTGACAATAAAGATCCAGAATTTCGTGCTAGATGCAAGGTTAGAGTTTTTGGTGTATATGACGATATAGCAGACGAGAACCTTCCTTGGGCTTTCCAGAGATTTGATATTTCATTCGGAGATAGCGGAGGATCAGGTAGAGTTAGTATTCCTAAAGTGGGCGGAATAGTTCATGTTCAATTTAATAACGGAAATTATTATGCTCCGGAATACAAAGCAGTCCAGGAATTATCCACAGATCTTATTAATGAAATAAAAACATCTTACGAAGGTGCTCATTCCTTGATCTATGATGGAATAGAGAAGTTAAAAATATACTATACTGTAGCTAAAGGACTTGTTATAGATTTAAAGGAATCTACAATCATAATATCTAATGATAACTCCATAACAGTTACCCATGCAGGTCAGACTGCAACTTTAGAATTTAGAGGGGGAAAAATCACAGAGTATGCAAATTCTGAAATAGAAAGCACAGCAGTAACTAGAATTAAGCAGAGCAGTAACGAAGTTTGGGCTGATGGCAAAGTTACAAAAATTGGACACGTTCCAGTCTATTCTGCAGTTCTTGCTGAGCCTCTCTGGATGTTTTTGAAGCAGCTTGCAGCAGCAGTAGATGCTAAGGTTCCTTCCTGTCCAGGATGTATGACAACATTAGCAGAAAGTTATGAACAATTATCAACATCAAGTGTCATCAAGCTAACAAAGGAGAATGGACAATAATTTAGAAAAAATACAATTACTCGTTGATAGTTTAAATCGAGGTGAAATAACTCCAGAAGAACTTGCTTCTAAAATAAACCCTGGGCAAGATCCTTTACCCAGCGATGATGAAATCATAGCCATCGGGGAAGAAATTAATAAATCTTTAGAGCCAGAGCCATTAATCCTTAATGATAATGAGATCAACGATTTTCTTTGTCAGTACGAGGGCGAAGAATTGGGAAATAGAATTCTTTGGGGATGCTTGGATAAATTAGGGCTAACCAGAGATATTAATGATGCTCCTGATTTTTCAAGTAATGATTCTTTTGATTCTTTTTTTGAGAAGAAAAATCTAAGCGATAGATTACAAAGAGCGAAAGAGATGTTATCTGACAATCTTGATCTGGATGTGGTAGGAATTAAATTTAAAAAAGCTAATCTAAAAATTAGAAATTTTAAAATCGCTGGATTTAGCCTTCCTTTAAATATTATAACACACCTAGGTAAACCTCTTTTCTTTCATATTGCACCTCCTAAGCTTTCCTTAGCTAAAATTCTTGAAATACTAAAGATTAGAGCTAAGAGCAAAAAAACTAAAGATTGCGAAAAGAAGCTACAGAAAACCATGATAGATGAGGATGAACTCATCAAAGATCTAGAAGACTTATTGGACCAAGAAAAAGATTATAACGACTTAGGAGAAATTGTAGAAGATCTTTTTTGTGAGCCGGAAATACCAATTAATCCGGAGACTGGAGATCCTCTTTTTACAAAAAATGATTTAAATAAATTCTTAAAAGAAATTTGTGAGCCTGATCCTGAACCAGATCCAATAGAAAATTTAGAAACCCCTTCTATAGAAGACATCTCGGATCAAATAAACTCTTGTTTAAAACAGACCAAGTCTATTTTTAATGATATTAGAGAAAAGAATGAACAAAAATCTAGATTACAAAAAGCGGAAAAAGAATTAGAAGAAATATTATTCCATTATAAAATAGTAAAAAATTATTATAATGGACTTTACGATCAATTTCAGAAGAAGCAAGCAGCAGGAAAGAAAGGAAACCCTCTGCTGTTAACTGCTCCTCTAGTAATGAATTCTGCTGCTGCTAATAATTTCATGGATGCTTTAAAATCGTTCTCGTCTAGATTTAAAGAATCTAAAAGGAACGAGATAGCTTTATTGTCTGGTTATGTAGGTGTTTCTTTTTCCTTACAATTTCCCCATGGGTTAGGAAAAGATGTTCCGTATGAGCAGGTAAAAATGGACATTAAAAACGATTTGTTATCCCAGGATTATCAGAAAGTTGATATTACTAAACTGCAATTAGGAATGGAATTTTCTAAAAGCGGAGTTTTATCCGGGGAGGATACAAAATTTCTTAAAGACTTTAAAAGCTTTATTATAGTAAAGGATGAAAATCCCAAAAATGATAAGGACTATTTTAATTTTGTCGGCGATATAGAAAACACAACAAAACCAAAATCTCAAATATTAGAAGAGATTGATAAGGACCATGGGTTTTTATATTCCAATCTAATAGAGATTTCAGCTAGTCCATGGCTTTTCTTTACCAAAGAGGAAAGAGGTGATAATGACGCAAGAAAATCTTCGGACATAAAACCAGCAAATACTGATAACGAAGGAAATCCTAATAAAGAATTTGAATCATTCTGGCAGGATTATAAAACCTCTTGGGACAAGAAGTACAATACAAAGAAAGAAGAAATAGAGAAAAAAATCACAGAGATAAAAAAGATCTCTGATGTTTTTGTTGAGAGACTGGCTGATTACTATTTCACTGTAAATTTAAGTTCTTCTGCCAATAATCTTGCTATGCTTAAAGATGCTTCCGAAGGGATATCTGTGAGGGTTACTTCAATAGAAAACTCCTTACTTGATATTGCGGAAAAGATTACTAAATTGGACCAAGAAAATTCTGCAGATTCCCTCCAATCAAAAGCCGGAGCAGTATCTTGTGCAAATCCACCTCAGAAAGCTCCTTGTCCTAGTGATTGCTGTGGACAGGCAGGACAGAGCATTAATATAAGTAAAACCTGTACGTTCCCAGGATCTCCTGACTGTCCCAATCTATTTACTGTTTGTTATTGGAAAGAATTTTGTAAGAATCTAAATAAAGTTGGACTTCTACCACTTCCTGCTGGATTACCTCCAATAGAAAATCCTGCTGGATTTTTACCAGATCTAGGATTAAAATATTGGCCAGTCGGGTATTTACCTCCCTCTTTTATTCCTCTTCCACCTCCGATAGTTAATCCACTCGATGGTCTTCCTTTTATCAGAATTCCTATGCCTATGGTATGGACAAAGGTTGATCCGATAGTTATCCCGATAGGAATAGGGGTAATTGTTATCTTTATTCCATTTATTGGGGGTTTCATGCCTAGTCCTCTAGTTTATTTTCATGACTTTTTAACGGGGAATAATATTTTTCTTTTGGGAATGAGAGGATTTAGATTCATCCCTAGAAAATCCGATCCTATTGCAAGGGATCCTCTAGAAAATTACAAGAAGATGCTTTCTAGGGGAATTCCTAATTTTCTTTTTCCTTTCTCTAATTTAGGAAAAGACGATGTTGATTCCCCAAATAGAATTATTAAAGAGATAAAAGACAATCTGGATAAGAGACTTGCTAATTATAAAAAACCTCCTAACATGGAGAAAATTAGAAAGGTACAAGATAAGATTACAAAAAAGAAAGAGGAGGCTAATGCAAAAATTCTGGAGAAAAAAAGAAGAGCTGCATTAGATGGAGGAGATGTTAAAAAAGAAAAAGAAGAACTTGAGAAATATTTAAAATCTATAGATAAGGAAAAATTAGAAGCCGTTAAAGAATGTATTGGAGAATATCTTACTGGAGCAGTGGATCTTCCTGATATTCCTTTTCCAAAAAAATCAAAAAATCTAATAGCTGAAATTCCGTCTTCTATAAAAAGTTTACAGGATATTGCTAACAAGAAAAAGCTAGGAGTTATTCCTGCTGTTACTCCAATCCTGAAAAAAATAAATTTACACTCAAATATATTAAGATCGATTGATAATGTTAAATTCCCTGTTTCCAGCGAATTGAGTGATATTAATAAAGGACTTTCAAAAGATTCTAAAATTGTTGCAAAATTTGATACCAAATTAAAGGACATATCAAAAGATCCTGAATCCATGAAGAAAATATCAAATCTTATTTCCAGCGGGGTAAAAGATGCTTTTAATGGTAAAAACTCCCCTGTATCAAGTAAAGGCCTTTCTTCATTTAAAGCTAATATAAATCCAGCTCCTAGGATAGCAGGAGCAGGGGTTCCCCTTCCTAGTTCATTAGAGGAAATTCCAAACCCAATAGTACAGTCATTAAAGAACTACGTGTCTAGCAACATAGCTGTTAAGCCAGATCAATTAGATGATGCAATCAAAAATTTATCGATTGGAGAGAATAAGGTTCTGAGACAGAAGGACATTAAAATGCTTACAAAAAATGTTTTAAATAAAACTCTTTCTGGATTTCCGGGAGTTGATCTGAAAAATTTTGTAATTCCAGATCCTGCTAGTATGACAAGTATGACTAAAGCATTTTCAAATCTTGCTTCTTCCCTGGATCTGCCTAAGATTCCCCCTAAAAAAAGTGCTTTACCTTCCGCTCCTTTATTACCCGGGGGAATACCTCAAATAATTATACCAGGAAAAGCTATTGGTAAATTTTTAGTTAATGGATTGATGTCAAACTTAGATCCATCGACCTTTAACAATTTATTACCAGGAGGACTTGAAAATTTTGAATCATTGACAGAAAACGATTTAAAAGCGGTTTCTGATAACTTAATTAAAAATTTCACGGGGAAAGCTAAAATACCTGTGATTGAAAATCTTCCAAAGATTCCAATCCCGTCTAGATCTCAGGATTACATAGAATTCACAATGAATTTTTTACCGACTCATCCTATTTCTGATATAGCATTTACTGCTCTTTGGACAAAATTTAAAACCCCACCAAGAATACCTATCCCTAGCGGATTCTTAGCAGAATACCTAAAAGTTCAGGATGCAATATTTTCTAAAATCCCATGGCCAGTAATAGTTGTGCTGGGAAGAAATGTTGTTAATCTTTTAAATCCCCTCTGGAACAAAGAGGATATTCCCCGTTGGGATCGGATGTCTCTAAGAAATCCTTTTTATGTTATTTTCTTAGACGAATTCTTAAGATCTGCTACGGATATATCAGGAGGATTTAAATTCTTTGCCGGTTCAGGAAAATTATTTTATCCTTTGCCAGATTCTGAAATTAATTTGGGGTTTGGTACTAAAATATCCATAAGTTAAAACTCATTTTTAAAATAAAAAAAATGGCTAAAAAAAATGGCTAAAAAAAGACACTACACAAGGGATGAGTATTCTCCCGAAGACAGAGCTCTCATGGACGAGCTTTATGAAGGACATTACCAGAAGAATTTTGCTTCTAAATCGATAGAAATGACAAGTAAGGAACTTGAAGAAAACCAAGTTCTTAGAGTCAGAATATCGACCATAACAGGGAATCGAGCTATGGGAGAGACCAGTGTTGGTCAATCCGTTTCGATTGACCTTACTAAGGAAGAGAAAGCTATAAAAAGATTAGGATTTCCACCTATTGAGGTTACACTTGGTTGTGAACTTGATGTGGTAGTTTTTTCTGACAAGAGCGGATCCTATAACGGATCATTAGCTGCTGGCTATGAAAATGCTCTTAAATCAGATTTACTAAAATCTATTAAGGACGAAGCTGCTGCGTATGCCTGCAGAATTGAATCTACCTGTCCTGGAGGATTTATGGTAAACCTTTCTGGAATTAAGTGTTTCCTTCCTGGCTCTCTTGCCGCTGCAAACAGAATTATAGATTTTCAATCGTTCGTGGGTAAAACCATTAACGTGATGATCGAAACGTATGACGAAAGAAGAGATATTTTCGTTGTTTCCTTCAAGAAATACCTAAAGCATATCATCGATAGAAAAGTTGAAGAACTTTCTCTAACCCATGAATATACAGGAACTGTTACAGGAACATCTACTGCAGGAGTGTTTGTCGAGTGGGACGAGTACTACACTGGATTAATTCCTGCTGAAGAATTCGAATCTGCTGGAAAAAGCATGGGCATAGATCCAGGTGGATCAGTTTCTTTCTATGTTTCTGATTTTAGAAATCCTACCCGAATCGTTCTGAGATTAACCGCTCCAGAAGGGAAAGATAGAGACCTTCAGGAATTAAAAGACGTTTCTTTATCGGAAGACAGAGAAAATAAAATATATAGAGGTGCAGTGTCTAAAGTTAAGAATTTTGGGCTTTTTGTTAAGCTCGAAAATAACATCGTTGGACTTGTAGAAAAGGACTGGTTAGCTAGGAATCCTAAGGAGTATGAGGTTGGATCTGAAATCAACTGTACGATTATGGAAGTCGAGCTACAGAGTTCTAAACTCTATCTAAAAGAAAAAATTGAAAATACTTGATCAAAACTTCTTCTACGCTTCTAAAATCGGATTTGAATTCGAGTTCATGTCCTCTTTTAGAAGGGACGAAATAGCCGAGAAACTTGGGGAAAATTTAGGGAAAAAGATAAAGGTATTCAGGAAATACCACTCTAAATTTTCCCCAACTCGTGACATTTATAAGCTAGAACCTGACTTTTCGGGGGGTTTAAAGATGGTAGAACTCGTAACTGGCCCGATGGATTATTACGAGTCTATTCCAGTTTTAATCAGAATTCTAAAGTGGATAGACGAGAACGGGTACACTAATGATAAATGTGCCTTACAGTTCAGTATTAGCTTTGAGCGAGACAAATATCCAAATCTTACAGAATTTAAAAATCTAAATCCTTTGAAATTTGTTCTAGGATTTGATGAGGAATTCATTTGGAATAAATTTCCCGAAAGAAGAGGATCTTTATATGCAAAGTCTATCAAGAGAGTTACTCCCTCAAATAAGTTTGTTAGAAATTTTAAAAATCCTCTAGGGGATAAAAACTCATATTCTGTTTTTGTTGAGAAGAATATGGGAGTTAATCTAACTAAGCTTAAGGACGGTTATATTGAAATAAGATACATGGGTGGAACTGATTATCAGAAAAAATACACTGAGATCAAAGAAATCATTGATTATGTGATAGAATACTCATTCAGATGCCTTTTAGAGAATGATACACTAAATCAAAAAGAAACTGCCACCCTAAGCGAGTTAATTTCTAAAGCTCATAGAGAAGCTGAAACGTTTATTGATGCTGAATCATTTATGAGAAACTATCCCGATTTCCACATCACTGTTGATTTAAGGGAGGATTTACAAATTATAAAGACATATTTCCATGAATTAAAAGACGTTCTTTATAATTTAATAGTTGATAATCAGATAACAACAGGATTCCTAAATTATGATACACAGATTGCTAGATATCAGTTAAAGGACGCAGAAACTAAATCTGCTAATATTATTAAGAATCTAGACCTGATAGAATGTAAATTAGAAGGAAATATTGCTAAATGCAGGCTTTTTGGATGCGAAATTAAGAATTGTCAAATTGAGGATTCAAACTTTGTAATGAATAACGACATTTTCGATTCCAAAATGACTGATTGTGATCTTGGATTTTCTAATAAAATTAGCAATAGCTATATAGATTCTAAAGACAGAGAGATTGGCTGCGAGGTTACAGGAGGGGTTATTAGATCTGGATATGTCACTTCTACTGCAATTATATCCCCAGAAACTGAAGTTATTAGTAGTACTGGTGATGCTAAAGGCAAAGGCAAGGGTAAAGGTGATAAAATGATTAAAACCGAGATTTTCCCTGATAGAAACGAGGATAGCTTCTTATCCGGTAGAGAAAGATTCACAAACCTAAATGACAAGCTTCCATCATATTCTGCAAATAGATATTTAAATAAGAACATTTAAAATGGCCATAACTACTGAACAAGAATTAATACAGGAAGTGAAAGACGATCTTTCTCATTCATGCGCTCTTCCATATGCTCTAAATGATGGAGAAATAAAAAGAATTATTAAAAGAGCGAAAGCTTACTTTTATGATAACTATCAATACGCAGTTGAGGATAGAATTTTTGTTCTAGGAAAGGAATTATTTAGTCACAATTCTTTTAGAGCTACCAGACAGATCCAATTACCAGAATGCATAATTAGTGTTTATGATGTCAGAGAAGTTGGTGGCGGTGGTATAGTAGGTACGCCAGATAGAGACTTTGGAGACGCTAAATTATTAGGATCTGAATTAATGTTAAGCCCTTTCGTAGGGGATAACCTAGTGTATAGGACCGTTTTATACTCCTTTTTTGACCTTGCAAAAGCTTACCTATTAGAAACATTCGCATTCAATTATAACAAAAATACGAAGAAGCTAACTATCCTAGGACGTGATCCTAGCCGTACCACAACAACCGGGTTAACTGTAGGAGGGAAGGATGTTGGGGTTAGAGCATATGTTGCTATCCCTGAGGAGAATCTTTATTCCGACGAACTCTTCGTTAGATACTGTCTGGCTGAAGCAAAAATCAATATCGGTAGATTACTGGGTACATTTGGCTATCAATTACCAGGGGGAGTCACCATAAATGCCAGTGCCATTTCAGCTCAGGGAACTGCAGAAAGAACCGAGGTAATGGACATGATCAAAAGCGAAAACACCCCAAGTTACTTTTTACAGTGGAATTAATAGGGATAAATATCTTCTAGATATATTTTCTAAATATATAAAGGAAGATAATGATCAAAATAACAGACATATATCCCAGAAATCCCGAAGATCCCCTGTATGTTCCTAACAAACTGGAGACTGACGATGTAGTAGAATCTACTATAGGGATGATAAAACAGATTATGCTAACAAAGCCTGGATCTGTTTTAGGAGATCCATTTTTTGGTATAGATCTGGAATCTTTGGTATTTGATTTTGAGGTTTCTCAATCGGAGCTGGAGGATGCTATAGAGCTACAACTTTATACCTATTGTCCATTCGCTAGGGATATTCTTAAAGTCAGTTTTAATCTTGGGTTTTTTCAAGGGGAGACAAAAGATTCTTGTATCATAGAATTTGCCATCAAGGGAAACCCGGTTTTAGGAATAAAGGTAATTTAAAATGGATTTATTTAAAAAGAACAGAGCGAAAATACAGGACCTGGTACAGGACTCGCTTACTTTGATCCAAAGAAGATATAACCAAGCGAATCAGCTTTTTACTGTTGCTTCTGCCTGGGGACAAATCCTATTTGTACTTCAAAACCTTTCTCAATTAATCCTGTTTTTTATTGAGGATTCTATAACGGAGCTTGATATCAAGAAAGCTACCAGGGAAAGTTCAATCTATGGACTAGCAGCTTTAACGGGACACAATGCCTCCAGAAGCAGCTCAGCAAGGGGTCAAATAGATATTTCATGGAACGGAACGGACTCTACCACAGTGGGTGGTGGTGCAATTCTTATCCCAAAATATGCAAGTATTAAATTTCAAAACGCAGGGATTAGCTATGTTCTAAATTTAACTCAAGATTATGTAAGGATCAATCTTAATTCAACCTCAAAGGTTTCCTGCGAAGTAATTGAAGGTAGTATTAGAGCTGCACTATTCACAGGAACTGGGGAAGTTTTACAGAGCTATAATGTCTCAGATAGGGTTACTTCTGCAATAGATAATTTTGAGGTTAATGTTTTCGTAAACAGTGAAGCATGGAAAATATATGATTCTTTATACGATATACCATTTAACCAGAAGGGATGCTTAGTTAAAACTGGAATCAATAACGGAATAGATGTTATATTCGGAAACAAAAATTTTGGTAGAATTCCTGAACCAGGGTCAACCATTGAAGTGAGATATTTAGAAACCTCTGGAATTCTTGGAAACATTAATTCATTAGAGGCAGGTAAAATTCCATTCGAGTTTGAAGATGAAGGAACAGATTCATTCGGTAACACAATCTCATTAAAGGAATATTTAACAGTTACTTGTACGGTTGCTCCTCAACTTGGAACAAACAGAGAATCTATCGAATTGACTAGAATCTTAGCTCCTAAGACCTCGAGATCTTATGTTTTAGCTAATCCCGATAGTTATATTACATTCTTTGAAAAATTTGGAACATTCTCTATCATAGAGGCATTTTCAACTTTCGATGATGATTATTTAGACGATGATAATATAATTTACGTGTTATTGGTTCCGGATATTACAAAAAAACTAAAAACAAACGAAACGTATTTTGATATTAAAGAGACTGAATTTAAGTTAACAGAATTTCAAAAAAATAGACTTTTAAATTCCATAGAAGAGAGTGGGCAAAAAATAGTAACTACTGAGGTAAAAATTCTTGAACCTAAAATATCTCGTTATGTTATTAATATTCTGATAACAATGTTCGAGGGTAATGACCCAGATACGGTTAGAGGACAAATTATTGATGCAATGAGTAATTATTTTATTAACATCAGAAGAAGAGATAAAATCCCTAGATCTGATTTAATTTCAATTGTAGAGTCTATAACAGGTGTTGATTCCGTTACTATTTTCTTCGTTTCGGAAAAGAATGAAAAATACGCTTTAAGTGTAGCCGATCTAGCAGAGACTGATCCTAAGAAAAAGATAGTCTTAGGATTAGATGACTTTGGTGATATCCTTTTCGATAAAGACGAGATTGTAATAGTAACAGGGGGATGGACGGATAGAGCTGGTCTTTTTTACGATAAAGGAGCAGATCTGAACAAGCTTTCTTCTATAAATATAGATATCAGAAAAATCGTTCCAGTAACTTATAATACTGAAATAAATCATAAAAATAAGCAATTGCTTAAAAACTCAAATAGTAATACCCTATAATGTTTAACACAGGAAGAAAAAGTTATTATGACTACATAAACTCGACTCAAGATAGAAGAACTAACGTGGGTTTTGACTACGAGGGAAAGATCTTTGAAAAAACTCTTTCCTCTGTTACTTTGGGTGGAGATAACAACAGAAAATCCATTTTAAAATCTATAGAAAAAGTAGTTTACGCCCTTGTTGAAAAAACTAAAGACATTAAAAACTTTTTTAATTATCGCGTTCCTAAGAATAATAAGTATGTTAGATAATGAATTACAAGAATCTTTTATTCTTTAATAAATCTGGTAGCCAAACAAATTTAATTTGGAACGGTAATTTTTGGGAAGCAAGACTTCTTCTTCCCAAGGTTTCTGTTGGTCTTTTTGAGATCGAACATTTTTTTATTATTGAAAAATTCAATGATGCTCAGGGTAATGTAATTTATGGTTATCCTCACATTACACCTGAGGTATCTTCAAATAGCTCTGGCTCTGGTGTTTACGGAACATTCAAGAGCGGAAGTAATGTTATCTATACTGACGTAACCCCCCTTGCTGATTATGTGGGTGCTAAACTTTTTTGTGATCAATTTCCAACAGGTAATACCATTATTTCGGTAGATCTCTCTTTAAAGTCCATAACCCTACAGAATAACTCGACTGTTACTGTCAGTGGTGTTCCTTTGTTCTTTAATCTTTGGAGATCTTCATTTGAAACAACAAGGAATGTTTTAGATTTTGATGCTTTTGATTCTTTTGATGCTAAGATAGTTTCAGGAAAGGATTATATCACTACAAACATAGATCTTTCCGCTATTTCAGAAAGCGAGGAAGAACTTATGATATTAGGAGATGGAATTCCAAAAGATGCCAGAATTACTAGCATCAGTGGAAAAAACATTTATCTGAATAAGATATGCACACAAAGTCTAGATAGCACCAAGGTATTTGTTTATCCGGTTGAGGAAAAAAATGATGTATCTGGTTACATTTATCAATATGAGCTACTAGAGGATTCCACATTGGATGCTCCTGTTTTAAAATCATTACAAACAGCTTATTTTAAAATTGGATATGATTCTTCAGAAACAATAGTTAATGATGTAAGGGTAAGTAATTCTGTTGACTCATCTAGCGTTTCTGTTAATCTTGCTATAAATTCTGACGAAGAAGGAATCTTCGGGAGAACTTTAGTAATAGAGGATCTCTCATTAGGGTACCCAAAAATAGTTGCAAGAATAGAAATTCACGCAGAAACCGAGGGAGAAGATGAGAGATATAAAACATTACTCAGCAACTTTGGAAGAAGATTAAACGCAGAGGATACTTACGTTTTAAGAGACTCAGATCCTAAAGAGCCTTTAACTGATTATGAAATTTTAAATGTAAAGAGAAAGGAGCTTCTTTTAGAGGGTCATGAAATTTTTCCTTATGTTGGATCTTACAAAGGTCTTATAAATGCTATTAGATTTTTTGGATATCAAGACTTAAGAGTTAAGGAGTATTGGCTAAATATTAAAAAATCTGAAAATGCCAAAAGCGCTTTAGAAGAAAATCAAGCAGTACTTGATTCGATGGGATCTCAAACCCAAAGTCAAAGTACTCTGATAGCAAGTTTACTTGATGATGAAAATTCAGACAAGTATAAGCAAGTAGAAATATACGGAAAAAAAGACGACGGCACATACGGATTAAAATCCCCGATTGAAAAATTATTTCCTTCGTCTAGTTTTAAGAAGACAGCCTTATTTGGATTATTCTATGACATCAATAAAGTTATAGAAAATAGATATGATCAATTCGATTATCCCGTAGTAGAGAATGCTTTTGTTTTTTCTCCGGATGAGGTTCTGATTAAGTTGTTTGGACTTAAGGAAAAGCTTAAAAAAGAATATCTTCCTCTAAATGCTAGAATTATAGACATTACAGGAGAGGGAGTTTATTTCACGGTTTATAAAACGAGGGGATGGGTTGATAATTTAAAGATAGATCAATTAGATCAGGGCTTAGATATAGATCTTTCTTTTAGCCCAGATTTTGGGTACATTGAGGATTTAAGATATTTTAATCTTAGACCTAATGATAGTGTGCCTACAGTTCCTTATGTTGGTCCGGATCCTTTCACTTACACATATTCAACATATGGAAATTTAACCCTTCCATCTAGTGCTAATCCGCCTATCAGTGGAAGGGATTCTAAAAAGCTTGCCGATGCTATTTCTAATTTTTATGATGAGAGAAATACCTCGGGCTTGGCTAAATTAAATCTGGGTGATAATCAAAAATATAGAAAGCTTTTTGATGGTCAAGATTACGAAATACCTTCTGGGTTTCCAACTGTAATTGAGATAACCTCTTTTAATCTTTCTTGGGACGAGTTAAACAATAAATGGGAGGGATTAGATAGAAACGTTTCTACCTATTCAACAACCCTGGCTTCTGTTTCGGATTTAACTGGATATACAGGAAACAATCTTATTTCTTCATCTGTTAATCACACCTTTGATAATGGATTAAAATTCGGGGAGCTTTTCGATCTTACCCTACCTGCTAGCATAACATATTTAATAGCTTCTACTGGTAGAGTTCAACTTAAGTTTACCTCCAATGACGATAGCAATTACAGCTTCTTAACGGAAGTTCAAACCTATAGCCAATCAACCGGAATTTCCAATCTTAAACTTCTTTGGGTTAAAGAAACCCCAATTGTTTTAGATGATTGGAAGGTTGAGATAGTAAATTTGTTTTCCCAGAATTTAGATTTTGAATATTATGATTACTCGTTTAACCCTGATGGATTTTACGCCTGGGACAATCTAAGATTTGCTGGTTTTTATGAAGTTGAGTGGACTATAACAAAGAAGGACGATAGACCTTATAAATACGAGTTTAGAGGCAAAATAAGCGACTATTACAAAATTCCAATCATATTACCTTATTCCGGAATATACTCCGTTAAATGCAGAGTATGGGATGGTTTTAACGACATCTGTTCTGTGCATTATGAAAACTCCATCGAGGTAAAAACGAGAGATTTGGAAGTTGCAAATGTTGCTAGATATAGGGAGGCCGAGATTTACACTTGGGAGAACGTCTCTAAGTCTTGGGATGATCATAGCTCTCTTTGGGTTTTTCCAATTGAAAAAAACGAGGAGAGTGACAAAAAAACCAGTAAAGAGATATTAACCCCTGCTGAATATGGAAATCAGTTTAACGAAGGTCAAGAATGTAAGGTTTTAAAACATTTTGGTGAAGTTATAGGATCTGCTCCTTTAAAGTTTGGATTACAGAAAATGATCCTTAGCGGATTTACGAGTACATATCCAGGAGGAGGAATTGGGCCAGTTTTAGTTACTATAAACTCCTCGTATCTTCCTCATTCTTTTATCGAAGGTGAAAAGATAACATTAATAGATAATTACAACGTAACAGGAAATCTTTCTGGCCAGTATAACATATTCAATGTCACATCAACGGGATTTAGTCTTCCTATAGTTCTTAATTCTTCTGTAACAGCATCTCAGTTTAGCGTTATTAAAACGGGATCTATAAAGGTTGAGTATAACGGAAAAACCTATGCTAATATTAATTTCAACGGTAGATTAGATACTACTCTTGGAAATTTAATGAGTGCTTTTAATAATGTTTTAAAAGATCCTCAATTTGCTATTGATACTATAACTGACACATCGGTTTCTTCTGCTACCGTTCAAGAATGGATGGAGGTAACGTTTAAAGCTCCTATAGGGGTTGGTGATACCTTTAATGGTAAAAAATTAGAGGTAACTACTACCGGTGGCTTATATGTTTATGACGGATCCTCGGTAGGAAGAACAGCGCAAGCAGAAATCACAGGAGGTGTTAATGCTTATGATCAATATGTTGATTTTGATTTCAACGGGGATTTACCGGTTGAAAACATGAGATACTATGGAACTAAGGCACTGAATTGGGATGCTTTTGATCAATTAGAATGGGAAAATCTATATTCCCAAACCTGGGGATCTTATGATTTTCATGAAGGATGGTTAGGAGGTTTTTCCCTTTATAATTTACAGAGTGGTGACAAACTTAGAGTTGGATCAGGATCAAGGGGTATTGTGTTAGGTAATGCAAGTTCCCCTGACCCTAGTCCTAATTATCTAGATCTAAATGAAGCATGCGATCAATTAAATGCTTCAAGAGATTCTGGAATTTCTAAATTCAATTATGAGGTCAGAGGATTTTCAAAGCTTGGAAATAATTTTAATTTTCAAGGAAGTCCTATAGGATCTCCTCTAATTACATTAGCTATCCCTTATAACGAGGAGAGTGAATCCTTCGATGTTCAAACGGGTGCTTCTCCTGCAGCTGGTGCAGCTACTTCAATGTTCCCTGATAAGAATGGTGACATTATCATGGGTGGTGTATATGATGTAAGAGTCTTTAAATCTCCTACAGATTTTGACAATTATCCAATCTCTGCACTATACCCAGGATCTGTTCCAAGAAAAGTTCAGGTTGATGAATATCACAGATGGTGGTGTTACGGAGAAAGCTGCACGGTTCCATTAGTTGTCTATGATCGATATTATCCAGAGAATACTTTGATTTTTAGTACCTCTCCAGTTACTTCTTTTGCTAATCCTGGATTAAATTATATAGTTCCTTTACCAGTTTCTAGCTTTCAAATCTTATGTCTAGCTATCGATAAGCTAACTGACAATTTTACTATGTATGTAAAATATCAACAGACTTATTCAATATCCCCATCTGCAACTGATAATGTATTTAGACTATTAGAATTCAATGCTTCTACTAAAGAGTTTAAAGATCTTTCTGTTCAGGGTCCGGTTTGGATTGGAGGGGCCAGTCCTAAGACATACGATCAAGGAAGTATTGTTACGTATAACGGGGAATCATATATTTCTCTAATTAATAGTAATATCTCAAATAATCCTGCATCCTCTCCTAATAACTGGAAAAAAATTGAACAGGATCCTTTAACAAAACTTGATACTAGTGTTATCTATATTAGACAATTGAAGTATGAATATACTGGGAAAGAGTCTAAACTTTGGATGGCTACTAACAACGGAATTAAAATCTACGATGGAGTTAAAATTTCTTCTGTCGATATTTCTAATTCTGGATTACATACAAACGATGTTTATGCAATTACGATAGACGAGACAAATGCTAAATGGATAGGGACTTCCGATGGGATTTCTTATTATGATAATGGAAGATGGGGTTGTTGGACTCCTTCAACGAGAACCGAACTTCCTATAGCAAAATATAGAAATATAGTTAATATTGGAAACGGAAGAATATTCTGTATAGCTCAAATTGGAACAGAAATCTATAAATTGATTTATTTCAATGGAATAACGATCAAGGTTTATGATTATGATCCAGGAACAACCAGTCAATTTGCTCCTGCTAATTATCTAGATTATGATTATGAGGATCTTTATTTCATGATGAATGAAGTAAAGTATATTGATGTGACATTCACTAGATATCCAGGAGATATAATGTATTTAGGAGATGTATACAGAATAGGACAAAACTATGTCGTATCTGGATACTGGAATCCTACGTATACCGGGGTTTATTATCAGACTCAAAATCTTTTCATGAGAAAGGTAAGTTATACAATTCCATACATTCATGCATCTTCCAAATATACTGGTTATAGTGGATGGGATTTTATTTATCATCTTTCATATAGGCCAGTTCCTGATCCAATTTATTTAAAGTTAAAAGGTATTAGTGAAACCGAAATTAATTTTAACTTTATCGTTGGTCCTCTTTTTACCTCTTCTGTTAACATAGGTAAAGATCCACAGCTTCCTTATGTTGATACTAGAAGCTGGAAAATGCCCCATTGGTTAAATTATGATTTTAGTAAGATTACTAATGCTCATCCTAATATTAATCCGGATGATCTTTTCTTAGATGCCCCTTTAAGAGATATAGAAAGCGGTATAGCAAGCAAAGAAAGTTACTGGAAAAATTCAAATGTAATTAGAAGTTCCGACAAAAATGCAGGAAATCTAATTGATAGTTTTGAATGGGTGATCAAAATAGGGGATGGATCTGATGATAGGGGAATGAGTGTTTTTGTAGGAGAGGATGGATACATTTATGTTACTGGATATTTCCAGGACACTGCTTATTTTGGAGCTAAAAATAATTTACCAGCTGGTGCAAACACAACTCTTTCTTCCACCGGATGTAAATCAATATTTGTTGCAAAATACAATCAAGTTGGGGTAATTCAATGGGCTAGAAAATATGGTGATGATGGAAGCTCAGGATCTAGAGATTATGATTATACTCCAACCGGAATCAAGGTCGATCATTTAGGGAATGTAATTATTGTTGGTTATAAAAACAAAGTTAGAAATAACACATCAGGTGAATTACCTGATAATTTATATATTAAGTGGAATGGTGATGCACAATTGGTGATAAGCACATCTCTGTTTACTTCCCCTACTGTGAATGATACTGAAATAATTAGCGATCTTGCAATTGACAGAGTAGGAAACGTTTATGTTGCTGGTAATTTTACAGGAACTATAACATCTGGAATTAAAACAATTACGAGTGCTCCTTCAGTTCAAGAGGTTTTTGCTGCAAGAATAGAAGGAGACGGAAATATTAAATGGTTGAATAAAATGAATACGGGGGGAGAAGAATCTGATCCTTCTCTTCATATAGGAGAATCCTACGAGGATTTATACATAGCTTTTAATTCTAAATTAGGATTAGATCAAAAAATTTATTTAAACAGATATACCAGTTATGATTTCCATGCTGATTGGTCAAAAACAATAACCAATACGAATTTTGGAACATTTACAACTAAACCTCACATTAGAGTTTCTAAAAACGGGGAGATAGCTTTAGGTGCTAGCTTTAAAGGAAAACTTACAGTTGACGACATTTCATTTACATCTATAGGAGATTCTGATATAGCGGTATTTAAATTTAACGGATACAGACCTTTATGGGGTAAAAATGTTGGATCTTTCTATTCTGATTTTTGTCAGGATATTGGAATAGATTCGGAGGGAAATATTTTTGTATTGGGATCTTATTCCGGGTATCTTACTGCTTCTCCTAGTTTCTCTTCCCCTAATTATTATCCTTCTCCACAAGGAGATCTTGATGTCATTATGTTTAAATATGATCAGGAAGGAACATTATTAGACATAGTAGATTCAGGAGGACTAGGTAGAGACGAAGGTATGTCAATTTCTTTTGATAAAGATGATAACATCTATCTAACTGGTTATGTGACCGGGCAAGCTAATTTCTCTAATTGGGTAGTTTCCCCTGGAGGAGGTGAGGATGCTTTCGTAGGTAAAATTTCTAATCTTAAATACAGAACTGGTAAAAAAATAGGAAACGTCTTTTCTCTATTTGGTGCTCAAACATGGGATATAGGTGATGATAAAATTTCCCATAAAGAATTTGAAGTTCCTATGGGATCAACAGTCGTATTCAATCCATTAGATTCTTTAATCCCTGGAAAAAGAAATCACGTTTGGAAATTAATCTATGATGGGTCTAGCGAGGAAATAATTAATATCAAGGATGTTAAATCATTTATCTGGACATTCAATAAACCTGGATTCTATAGTCTTTATTTACAAGTGGAGGACAGTAACGGAAACGTTTCCATTTTTGACAAAAAGGGATACATTAGGGTTATTGATCACAAAAACCCACCAGCAGGAGAAATCATAGAATATGTTAATAGTGAAATCTATAGAAAGAGAGCTATTTATGAAGCTAAGACAACTCCACAGCTAGCATAATTTATCTATCACTATATTCGGTATAAACGCTCAGAATCTCTGGTACAATAGGATGTCTATGATTCTTTTTAAGCGAGATTATTTTAACACCCTCCACTCTAGATTCTACTGTGTTTAAAAAATCCAATCCTGAATCTTTTTTGACTTTTAAATCTATTTGAGAAATATCTCCACAAATCATAATTTTAGATGCTACACCCAATCTACCTAAAACCATTTCCATTTGATTGTTTGTAACATTCTGAGCTTCGTCTACAATAACACAAGCATTTAAAAATGTTCTTCCTCTCATGAAAGGGAATGGTAAGATTTCTATTACGTTTTCTTCCACTAATTTGTCTACTTTTTCTTTCTCGTAAAGTAGATAGAGATTGGAATAAATCGGAGCTAACCATGGATCCATTTTTTCCTTCAAGTCACCAGGTAAGAATCCAATATCTTCTTTAGCTACAGTAGGTCTTGTAATTATTATTTTTTCGACATCCCTACTAAAAAGAAGATCCAAAGCTATTTGACAAGCTAAAAGGGTCTTACCTGAACCTGCCATCCCTCTGATAACCGTTACCGGATTTTCAAGAATTAAAGATTTTGCTTCCTTTTGTTCTTCATTTAGCTGAATTTTGAATTTAATTGGGCCTTTAACTCTCCCTTTAGTCGGGGTTTCCTTTTCTTGTTTTTGCATAAATCTTTAGTGTTAAATTTTAAGAAACTAATAGGTTTTTCTCTGTATGATCTTAGCATAGCGGATTTATTTCTTCGCTCGAGCTTATTTGATATATATATTCGGAATAAAAAACTAAAAATGATTACTATTCAAGAGATCCTTGGAACTGACTCGATCGCACCATCGAGACTAACCATTAATTCTAACTTTCTACTCATAGAGAATGAGATCAACGACCTAGAGGACGTTTTTAACATAAACGTTGTTACTGGATCTATGGACATGTCCCAGGCAACAAGTGGACAGCTAAAAGCTAAGACATTCTTTGCAAATGAGGCAACATTCCCTGCTTCAGGAACTGCTACCGTGAATATTTACGGTACAGGTGCTAGTGCAGGAAATGCTTCTTTTTCTGGTACTGTCGCCGCTTCACAACTAACCCTCTCCGCTACAGGTTCCTTTAATCAGGTTAATGCCTCTGGTCCTGCAGTATTCGGAGCAACTGGTACGTTTAATGGAGCAGCGGTTTTTAATTCTACTGTAACTAATGGACCAACTGGATCTTTCATTGAGAAGAACTCGATAGGTGCATCAGGTTCTACGAACGCATTTTTGTCTACATCTAATGGCGGTGGAGGCGTAACTGGAACTTATAGTAATCCTTACCCTCTAACATTTAATGAAAGTGTAATTTACGCTAACTGTGCATATACAAGTACAGATTCAGGAGATGCAGGATTTACTCAAGGATTTTTCTTCTATGTTGCTACCGGAGCAGCTCCTTCGAATGACCCACCTGCAATACCTCAGGGTTATAAACTGACAATTGTTAATACTGCTCTTAACTCTGGGTTAATTGGAACAGGTGTTACTGGACCAGGAGGAAGCACATATTATACCGGATTTAGCACAGGGAATGGACTTTACCAGCCAGCTGGTATTACTACCCCTGCTAGCATTCCTTATAAAAATAGTTTAACTCTTCAATGGGAGAACAGAATAGGTAAAGGCGCTACCACACAAAACGGATCCTGGGTGGTTATATCCAACAGTGGATTTGTAGCTGGCGACTTCTTCTAATAAATAAAAAACTGAATGGCTAAAACCCCATACATAAGACCCCTCCAAGTACAAGGTGGAACTTTCTATACCTTTAGTTCTGCAGCGGAGGACCTTGCGCTAACATTTAATAATACCGTTAATAAGTTCAGATTTTCTAAGTATGTTCTTTTGAATCTTCCTGAATTTAGAACCTCCTTGTATGGGGAGAATACCATCCAATTTAACACCATAGATAGCTCATTTCTGGACGTAGCTGAAGGAAGCTTTGATTTAGTCAGTCCTAACAATTTAAGTCCAAATTTGGAGGTCTCTTTTCAAAACTATTGCCTGAATCTAGAAGCCTCGCTTCTTTCTTCGGATGGTTACAACCCAACCTTAAAAAGAAACGTTTCCGAAAGAGTTTTCTGGAAATGGGTAAAGGAGATGGGAGCTATTAGATTTAGACCAGCAAACTCTAATGAGGTAATACCTTCCTTGGATCAAAATGCAACCGGTCTTACTGGGGGACTTCCTTTTTCAGATAAAAGATGGACAGAGGAAGATGATTTTTTAACAGGAAATGGATCGGTTACTCCTAGATATTCAAGAATTGTAAAATACATTGGAGAATGCGATATAGTAAACTCCGTACAGAGTAAAAGTAATTCCTACTCTGAAGTTTATATTCACGTACCAACTAGTGATGGACATACCCCATTGGTAATGTTCAGAACTCAGGCGGACGAGAATTATTATCCAGGACAAACCATAACGAACAATCCAACTGATCCTTTAGATAGAGAATATCTTCAGGGAAGAAGTGCAGCAGACGGATTATATGGTCCTAATGGACTTCCTAGATTATCAATCTTTGATCAGGATGTTGTTGGAGAGCCTGGTATAACAGGAACATCAGCAACTGGAGCAACATTTACTAACCAATGGTATTATCCAAGAAACACCGCTAATTCATATTATACCGACAATTCATTCTTTGATTCTGATACTGATTCTATTGTAAAATATTATCAAACATACCAAGCACAATATAAGAGAAGTAAACTTGATGGAATTCAATTAGATTTCAATCCTGACAATTATAAACCAATCG